CGCAGATTTTCCGATTAAGGATTTTGAAACTTTTATCCTTTTAGCAAATGGGTTACATGCAAACTCTCTTTTGCCAAAAGCCATATCTGAATCCTCGGTACCAGTTAAGAGTTCAGTTGTCCAATCTGCATCTGCCGGATCTTCATCAAGAGCCGGTATACCAAGAGAAGCTGCTTTTGTGAGTGTGTATTTTGTTGCCATCGACCTTATAAAAACCAGATTATCAACATCTTTTATAAGAGCTGCTACAAACTGCTCAGGAGGTACGGTATAGGCTCCATTTTCGTCAGTAGTAGCATCCAGAGACCTTCTTTCGGGTTCGGATAAAGCATATATTCCGCCCTTTAAGAATTTTGAAAATGCCTGCATCCTTAATTCTTTATTGTCCTTTGGAGAAGAATTTGCACCAGGTTTCACGATATTTTCAATATCGCTTACCTGCGAAATTCTTGCTTCATGCACTAAAAGCTTCTGCTCCCTGTCAATTTCTGACGATAGTTTTTCTACATCTACTAAGCATTTATCATATTTTTGCTGTTCCTCCGCTGTCATTTCCCTGTTTTCCTGATCGGTCAAGTCAACAATTTCCCTTGCTTCTCTTAGCACAACCGCCCTTTTGTCTAATTTTTCCTTTAAAGTCATTTCAATTCTCCTTTTGAATTTGATTTTTTCTTTTTACTTCCGCCATTGTTACCGGCTCCTGCTTTGGCAATGGTTTTGGTTTTATTGTTATTTGTTTACAATTAATCTTTCGTAGATCGCCAGTTTGTTTTTCCTTATATTAATTCCTACAGATAGTTGCTCCTGCTTTCTCTGTAAGTTAATACTTCGATATTCTGCATAAACTTCTTTTGGAGTTAAAATATCCCTGCCGAATACCTGTGCTGATGTCTGATAAAAAGCCGGATAGGTCACTATCGATACATCCCAGAGTTCCGCAAACTTTTTAATACGTCTGACATCCCATCCATCAATTACTTCCCATGTTGCTGTGTCGACAACAAAAGCAAAGGAGCATTTATCCATATCTCCACGGGCCATACTGACAAGCAAGTCATTGGCAAAAGATGTATCTGGGGGGTCTACAACAAAATCCAATCCATTCTCATTTTCTTCAAGCGACAATGTCTTACTTATATTTCTGCCAAGTACAAGATTCGGATCATGGTTTATAAGCGCAAAAACATCATTAGTGTTTACAATAGGGCCAAAAGCCCACGGATCTATAATCTCTTTGAACCCGCCAAGGTCTTGAGATAATACATTAAATACGCTTGCAGTTCCCTTTATCTTTTGTTTGCCATCGCTATCAACGCTAAACTTTGCTGCAAAGGTTCTTTCCTCAATTATTCTTTTCACGTTTCACCTCCAAATAAAAAAGCACCTCGGAAGAAGTGCTTTAATTTGATTATTTAATTGTTAGCTTTAAATTATTTTCTCCATCTTAATAAGCTAATTGGATTTACTCCCCAGCTTCCTTCCGGTGATGGATTATAAGGTCCAGTTTCACAAATTGTGTTAGCTTTCCCGTAAAGAGTTTTTACTTTACCCTTAAACAAAACATCAACTCTAAAATCTACTTCATTTCTGCAATCGGTTATTTCTTCCTTATCGATTATACAAAAATCCAAAAGTCCAATTTCTCCAAACATTCTTTTGAATCCTTCTTCATCACTACCCGCAAGCCATGTCTTTTGGATAAAATTGTTTATTTCTTCAAAGTTTTTCTCTTTCCAATTTTCAAATAGCTTTGATACTGCAAACTCCGGTGATTTTTCATTCTCAAGTTCTAATTCCTTTAGTTTCAAAATTTCCTCCTATTCAGGTCTGGGGAGTGGAATAGGCACTCCCCATTTTTATAATTTAATTTTATCTATTTAATCCAATAAGCAATATTGCCTGTTATTTTAGCTCCAATTTCATCAGCAAACTTTTTAGCTCCCGGGAATTTTTTTATTTTTGCAACATCATGCAGTAATACTTTTCCACAACTGCATACAAGGTCAAAATTTTCTTTTATGGTTTCATACAGGTGGTCATCGTCGATAAAGGCAAAATCAAACTTTATATTGCTTAATACTTGTCTTATTTCTTTACTGCTCTTAACCGTGCAGTAATGCACTCTCTCCGTTATTCCCAAATCATCCCAAACTTTGTATTTTTCTTTTAAATCTTCGATATCGAAAGTAAAAATAGTTTTTGCAAACTGTGCCATGTATGCAGCCGATATTCCCCTAAATGTACCTATTTCGACTACTGTTTTAATTTTTACGCTCTCAAAAAATTCTCTAAATTCTGGATTCTGGATAGCGGAGCCTTTTAATAATTTATTTTCTTTCGCATATTTGTATGTGTCATAATGCATTGTACCAATCCTCCATTCTTTTTTTTACGTTTAAAAATGTTTCCTCTTTTATTGTTCTTGAAGAAATTTTATTGCGTGGCCTTAATTTATTTATTAAGTTGTCATATCCTGGATAATCACTTACTTCCTTATATTTATTAGTTCCGGTCTGATCTAACCTGTCAATCCAGACACCCGTATAAAAAGCAGATACCATTTGCAGCTGTGATTGATATTGTATCCAACCAGATAAAGTACCCTGCTTTTCAGGTATTTCTTCAACTAAGGAAGTGCGGATTATCGTTCCTGTACCTCCTACTATGTCGGAGAAATATAGCTTCCCACCTTCGTAGTCAACTGAAAATAAATGTTTGTAATAATCATCATTTGTCTTAATGTCATATGCAAGCATCAGGTAATGGTCTGCTTCAACTGCAAAAAGTGGGAATTCATCCATCGGTTTTTTTATTTTTGAAAGCCAATTTGGACTGACAACGGTATCATTATCGACTTTAGCAGTATATCTATAATCCTTAAACTTTTTAAAAAAGTAATTCATTGGCGGTACTAGCCCTGTATTTTTATCTGAAAAATATCCGGCTATGCCAACATGATTTTTTATCGATGGCCTCACTGATCTTAAATATTCAACCGTTCCATCAGTTGAACCATTGTCCCAAATAAAAAGGTGACAGGGTAAATCGCTATTTTCTTTTACTGCTTCTATTGCTTTTTTAGTATACTCAAGCCTATTCCATGTAATCATTAATATGGGAATAAGCCCCTTTTTTTCTTCAATTTCTTTTATCTCAACATCATTTTCAACATATAGATCACTGCTACTTAATCTTTCATTAAATACTTTCTGGTTCTTGACTCTTATTGCCTTTGGGTCCAACCCCATTTCTCTTGTAGTGCGGTTTCCAAAATGGTGGACATAAGAACCTTTGCACCATAAAGATTTAAAGCCTGCCTTGCCAGCTCTCCATACAAGGTCAATATCTTCATGGCAGGCTATACCATACCTCTTATAATCAAAAACCCCTATCTTCTCAAAGACTTCTTTTTTTATTACAAAGCAAAATCCTACTACAGCAGATTCAAGATAATCTTCACGGCACATACCAGCAATCCTATTTACGGTATATTGGTCAGCAGTCCTGAAATTTTTAAATACCTGCGGACTTTGGATAGTTGCACTATGGCAAGTTGAAGGCCCTACAATACCAATATCCTTTGAATATTTAAATCCTCTCATTAATTTGCCAAGCCAGTTTGGAGATAACAGGGTATCTGAGTTCAGTAGGCAAACATAATCGTATTTGGCTGCTTTTATTCCCTGATTGCAGCCATAGGAAAATCCCATATTCTTTTTATTTGTTATTAAAGTAAAATCAAGCCAACCGAAATTTTCAAGCCACTCTTTAGTTTCTTGGTTTGAACCATTATCAACTATAATTAACTCAAAATTGCTGGTATATGTGTTAAGGCTCCTTATACAGTTTTTAACATATCCAAGTGCATCTTTAACCAGGATTACAATTGAAACCTTTGGATGTCTTAAAAATCCACCAGTTATGTCTATTTCTCCGCCTGTTACAAATTCAGCATCTCCTCTTGATACATACCTTCTCGCAACTTCATATATGGATGTTAAAACTTCGCCCGGAAAATAAACCCTTCCGCTATCTTCAAACCTTCTTTTAATCTTTATTACTGGTCTCATATAATTTTTTCTATATATTTTTTAAATGCTTTTATAATTTTTTCTATCTCAATTTTACTTACCTCGTCAGGCTTTGATTCTTCCCATGCATCCAATCTTTCTTTTATCTGTGCAAGCCTCCCATCACCCTTTAGGGTAGCTAGTTCGTTAAGATTATCTTCAATATACTGGCCTGAAAAATCCTCGCTATACGTTAAGCTGAAAATATCTATATCAGCCTTTTTATTGTCTTCATAGGTAGAATTAAAAAGAGCTTCCACAAAAGCATATACCGGAGGTTTTATCTGGCTGTTTACAAAAATCTGGTGTTTATAATAATAATTTTGAAGTTCCTCTTTGAGTTTGTCTGGTTCAATATCTTCTGATAAATACCTTAAAATTTTCCCTATATCTGATTTTTCACGCTTCACTATCCTTGTTATTGCATTAAATATTAATGGCTTATAAGCACTTGAAAGTTTGTCAATTAATTTATCATTTGCCCCCATATGTTCTTCTATCTGTTTTATGTCTTTAGGGATTACCCTTATTTCTTGGCCGTTTATTACAATTTCCCTTTTACCATCCATGAGCTTTCCAATATCTTCTATCGATTGCATATTAAGTTGGATAAAATGCTTCTCCCCACCCAGGTATGGGTTTCTATCTTCCATTTCAAGAACATCGTTAGGAGAGTAGATTCCATTTTGTATTGCTTTTGTGTACGCTTCAAACCTTGTAGCAGTATCTCCTCTTAAAAGCCCGTCAACCACGTATTTAGTAAAATATTTTCCCTTGTCTTCCTCGTTAAATAATTGCGAATTATAAGCATGTTCATCCCGTCTTATCCAGGGAAGCAGGCAAAAAACAACAAGATGTATTCCCAAATGTTCGATATTGTTATCGCTTATTGGTTCTGATACCTGTAAAAACGGTAACGGAATCCTTAAAATCCTTGCAATTTCTTCAATCTGAAATTTTTTAGATTCCAGTAGCTGGGCATCATTTGGATTTATAGAAATCTTGTCAAACTTTAAATCTTCTTCCAGTATCATTGCGGAATGAGCCTTGCCAAGCCCCCCGAACCTTGCCTTTAACTGTTCTTTTAACCTTTCATAAGTATCTGTTTTTAATTTTTGCGGAGTTGTAAATACACCACTTGCATTCATTCCATTTGAAAAAAACCTTGAGCTGTATTCTTCCATTGCCAGCCCCAGCCCGATTTGTTCCCTGTACCATGTTAGTGGAGTTATTCCCGTAATACCGTTATAAGATAATCCATGTATGTGCAATACATCGTCTTTATTTAAAAATATTTCAGGCCCTTCTTCCGGCTGATACCTGTATATTTTTATCCTTCCGAAACTTTCTGTATTTACCATTTCAGGTTTTATCCTCCAGGGTTCCATAGGGTAAATTTCTATAACATATCTGGTTCTGGGATTTCTTTTCAGCAGGCTGTAGTGATTGCCCCATCCCAAGATATGAGTTTTAGCGGTTTCCCGCCAGGTAAATGAATCCATATCTTCGTTTGGTTGGTCATGGAGAAGCCTGTATAGTGGATGTTTTGTTGCTTTTCTTTTTCCTCTGTCATCTAAATTTTCGTAAATATTTAACGGTAGGCTTGCGATTGTTTCTGCTATTAGCCTAATTCCTGAACTATAAGCCGAGTATTTCATTGCTGTTTCTTCGTCAACCGGAACACCTGATTTCGATTCAGTCCCGCCCCAAAATCTCTTAGCCCAATACTCAGGGTCTCTGGGATGAAACGACCTTAAAACTTTTTTAATTGATTCAAATATATTCATATATTTTTCCAGTTCTAAATGACTAAAATATCTCTTGTGTCGTATACTGATTTTGTGCTATCCGTATAAAGTGCCGCTCTTGAAATTGCCATTATTAACGCTTGTATGCCATCAATTTTTTCTTTGGATTTTTCCTTATCTACCCGCCTGTTGTCGTTTAAATCTGAAATTATCATTACATTTGAAAACATCCAGGTAAGCACCGGATTATCACCATGATTTAGTGTTCTTGATAAAATCCATCTTTCACATTCTTTTGTAGGTGGAGACAGGCTTTTCATTCCCTGCCTTATTTCAACAGTCCTTAACCCGGATTCTGATAATTTTTGGTTTAGCATCAGGGCATTGTAAGGATCTATTGCAATTTCTTCTATGTCGTATAATTTGGCTATCTCGTAAATCTTTTCTTCTATGAAATTATAGTCAATTACATTGCCCTCGGTTGCAAAAATATATCCCTGCTGTATCCATAAATCATAAGGGACATTATCTTTTCTTACCCTTTTTTCAATATTTTCTTTTGGTATAAAAAAGAATGGTAAAACTTTATGGACTTCATCGATATTAAATACCAGAACAAATGCTGTTATATCGTCTGATGATGATAGGTCTAATCCGGCATAACATTTATACCCTAACAGTTCTTTTGAATTAACTGTACCGCCGCACCTTTTCCACGCTTCAAATGGCAACCATTCTGTT